CCCTACAATGGGCCTAAAACTGTAGCTACACCAAATACTATAAACGGTAAAACAGTAAAAGGTACCAAGAAGGGTTTGGGCGCTGCGATTCGTGGCACTTCCTATATATCTGATTGAGGAGAATTTTAATGCATGATGTAGTACATTGGGTAAAAGGACGGTTAACAGAACCGTCTACTTATGCTGCCGCAAGTGTGGCAGCTATGGGTGGCTGGGTTTGGACTCAACAAATGTCTTGGGTTTGGGTCTCTCTTGTTCTAGCAGCGGTAGCCGTGATAACGCACGAAAAGTCATAAGTGATGGTTTTTTATGGAAGCAGAAGTTTGGTTGATAAAGGACTACTGGCAGCAGGTCATGGGTCTTTTGGCTTTGGTGGTAGTTGCAGTAAAACTTTCTTCCAGCGTTAAGGAACTTCGTAAGGATGTCGATGACATTATTTCACGTAATACTTTTGTGGAAACAACTAAACTTAGGGCACAAACGGACATGCAAGAGAAGCAGATCAGTGCGTTGTGGGCCTATACCAATAAGTTACGTGACATGATTAACGGGAGATCCAAGTAATGGCTATAGCCGCTCTTTTGCCGAGTCTTCTTCCTGTAGTAGGGGATGTTTTAGATAGATTCTTTCCTAACAAGGAGGAAAGAGCCAAGGCCGAAAGAGAGATAGAGGCAAAGCTTACAGCACATCTAGCTAGTATAGACCTAGCCCAGCTAGAAGTTAACAAACAGGAAGCAAGCCACAGGTCCCTTCTGGTTGCCGGATGGCGACCCTTTATAGGGTGGACCTGTGGCCTTGCTCTATTCTACACATATTTAGCACAGCCTATGGCTACGTTTGTTCTGGCTCAGACTGGTGAGCTTGTTCAGCTACCCCAGGTAGATTTAAGCATGATGATGCCGGTTCTTCTGGGTATGCTTGGTCTGGGAGGACTTAGGAGTTTTGAAAAATATAAGGGTGTAAGTAAATAAGGGAGGTCGCATGGACGGAATACTTCTTGCGGAGCATTTACTGAAAATAATTGAGGAGCGCGGGGATAGAGTTAAGGAAATGCTTGTTAGAGGCTCTATAAAAAATATGGAAGAATATAAACAAATGGTTGGCTCCTTGGAATCTTTGGATTATATAGGAGATGCAGTAAGGGAAATCCTAGAAAAGGCAGACTAATGACAGATACTAACGCTTCTGTAAAAGAAGCGCCAAAAGAGGAAAGCAGTGTCATTTCTTTTGATAAGGCTTACATCCATCCAGAAGAAAAAATCCTGGATCCAGATAAATTGGAAGATAGTGCGTTGGATAGACTCCCCAAACCTACGGGATGGCGTCTTCTGATTCTTCCCTACCGGGGAAAAGGAAAAACAGAGGGAGGTGTGTTTTTACCAGATCAGACTGTAGACCGAGAATCCGTAGCCACGGTCTGTGGATATGTTCTTGCTACAGGACCTCTGGCATACAAGGACACTGAGAAGTTTCCCAGTGGACCATGGTGCGCGGAGAAGGACTGGGTTATTTTCGGGAGATATGCGGGCGCTCGTTTCAAGATAGACGGCGGCGAGGTTCGCATCCTGAATGATGATGAGATAATAGCTGTTATCCAGGATCCTGAAGACATCCTGCATTTCTAACATGGAGATAAACCATGCCCGAACCAGAACCAAATACTGTGGACCTTCCCTCTGAAGGGCAAGCAGTGTCAGTTGAGATAGACAAGGAAGCTGTGGGCCTAACTGAGGGAGCATCAGCCAACGATGAACATGAAGAGTATAGCTCCAAAGTTCAGAAACGTATTGATAAACTAACCCGAAAAGCACGAGAGGCAGAAAGACAGCAGCAGGCTGCGATTTCTTATGCAAAAAATGTGCAGCAGGAAAATCAAGCCTTAAAAGGACGTGTCCATAACTTGGATGTAGGGTATGTCAGCGAGTACGGGGACCGGATTACTTCCCAAACAGAATCTCTTACCAAGGATCTGGAAACCGCTATTGCTACTAATGACACATCTCAGCAGGTCGAGCTAAATAAAAAGCTGGCTCAATTAGCAATTGAGGAGGAGCGTGTCCGGGCGGCTAAGGCAGAGCAACAACGTTCCCAGAAAGTCGCCGCAGCTCCGCAAGCTGCTCCGGCAGCACAGCAACAGCAAGTTCCCGTTCGAGCGGATCCAAAGGCAGAAGAATGGGCCTCGAAGAATAAATGGTTTGGAGAGAATGATGCCATGACCTTTGCCGCTTTTGGCATTCATAAAACATTGGTGGAGGAAGAAGCCTTTGACACCAACTCTCCTGAATACTATGCTGAAATTGACAAAAGAGTTAGAGAAGCTTTTCCACACAAGTTTAATGAAGGAACTGTTGTGGAACAGACAGTCTCTGTATCAGAAGGTCGCCGTCCTCAACAGGCCGTGGCCTCTGCCGTTCGCTCCAGCAGTTCTGGACGTAAAACAGTAAAGCTCTCCCCAAGTGAAGTTACAATAGCTAATAAACTTGGAGTGCCACTAACCGAGTACGCGAAATATAAAAATCGCTGATGGAGAACGAAATGACTGAACAAAAAGTTGATCGCACTCCCCGCGCTGCCGAGAACAGGGCGTCTAAGCCACGTCGCAAACCTTGGCAACCACCGTCTATGTTAGACGCACCAGCACCCCCAGCCGGTTTCGTTCATCGGTGGATTAGGGCTGAAGTGAGGGGATTCGACGATAGGAAAAATATCTCTGCCCGTATGAGAGAAGGGTGGGAATTGGTCCGTAAAGACGAATACCCTGAATTTGAGGCTCCTACGATGGATAGCGGAAAGTATGAAGGAGTTTTCGGTGTTGGAGGATTGCTACTAGCCCGTATTCCTGTAGAGATTGTTGAGGACCGCACAAGTTACTTTCAACAGCAAAATGCTGATGCAATGCAAGCAGTCGATAATGATCTTATGAAGGAAACGCAACATCATTCGATGGCTATTCAGAAGCCTGAACGTCAATCGCGTGTTACGTTTGGTGGTCCTAAGACAGATACTTAGGTACTACTGTTTACTTTTAACAATTGCTTTGAGGAGCAAAAAGAATGGCTAATACCAACGGAAGTTTTGGTTTGCGCCCTCTACATAAGATGGGTGGCGCGGCAAACTCCACAGGTATGTCCAATTACTCGATGTATGAAATTGCGAACGGCAATACAAACAAGCTTTATCACGGAGAACCCGTAATTCCGCTTTCAACTGGTTTTATCGACGCGCCGGGTGCGGCGGCTGGTGGAACGGTTGGTTTGCTAGGTGTCTTTCAAGGTTGTGAATACGTTTCGAGTACCACTGGAAAACCTACGTGGAGTAATACTTGGCCCGGTTCTGGGGCAGATAGTAATCATCCAGTTAAGGCATACGTAGTTGATGATCCAATGCAGTTGTATGTAATTGCAACGGATGCTTCGTGGACAAGCAAAGCTACGGCTCGTGCCGCAGTTTTTGCTAACGCAAACTTTTCAACTGCAATAACTGGTTCTGACACACATGGTGTGTCGCTTGGTCGCCTAGCGATTAGTACAATTGCTACCACTGCTGCCCTGCAAATGCGTATACTGGGTTGGGTAGAAGACTCGCTGAACGAGGATTTTTCGGCAGCGGGAATTGGTGCAATTGTCAGGTTGAACAACCACTTCAATAGCAACAACGGTGCTATTGCGGCTGGTACTCCTTCAACCACTGGCGTATAGGAGGGTTTCGGAATGGCTATTAGTAGAGCGCAACTCGTAAAAGAGTTGGAACCCGGCCTAAACGCATTGTTTGGCTTGGAATATGACCAGTACGGAAGAGAGTACGACGATATCTTCGATATGGAGAACTCAGATCGTGCTTTTGAAGAAGAGGTCATGCTTAGTGGCTTTGGTTCAGCACCGACTAAGAGTGAAGGCAGCGCCGTTTCTTATGACGACGCACAGGAAGTCTACACGGCTCGTTACACAATGGAGACAATTGCACTTGCATTCTCCATTACTGAAGAGGCAATCGAAGATAATCTTTATGATCGGTTGGCTGGACGGTATACACGGGCGTTGGCAAGAAGTATGAGTCAGACCAAAGAGGTCAAAGGCGCAGCGGTTCTTAATAATGCTTTTGACAGCACGTACACAGGTGGTGATGGCCTGGAGCTTTGCTCCACAGCACATACACTTGTGAATGGTAATACTTTTCGGAACGAGCTTTCGACAGCCGCCGATTTGAATGAGACCAGTCTAGAACAGGCTCTCATTGATATCGCAGGCTTTGTCGATGAGCGTGGTCTGAAAATTGCTGTTAAAGGTTTGAAACTGATAATTCCAAAGGAACTTCAGTTCACCACTGACCGTCTACTTGAATCAACACTTCGTCCGGGAACAGCGGATAACGACATTAATGCTATTCGGAACATGGGAATGCTTCCTAGTGGCTATGCCGTTAACCACTATCTTACGGATAGTGATGCTTGGTTCATCAAAACGGATGCTCCAAATGGAGTGAAAGGTTTTAATCGAACTCCGATTAGAACTTCCATGGAAGGGGATTTCGATACCGGAAATGTGAGGTACAAGGCCCGCGAACGCTATGCGTTTGGTTGGTCGGATCCTCGCGGTATCTTCGGATCACCTGGAGCTTAACGGAAACGGAGGAGGGGGGAATCTTCTCTCCTCCTTTTTCTGGGAATAATAGCCCTAGCGACTGTCCCAGCAGACGCTTACAAGACTCTAGGGCAAAACCTTTGTAAGAAGGATAGCTAAAATGGCTAACACAACTTTTAATGGTGCGGTTAGGTCGGAAAACGGTTTTAAAGTTATCAATATAACGGCTGGAACTGGAGCTGTTACTGAAACTTCTTCCCAAGCATCTACAGGCATCTTTGTCAACAAGTTTATCAAGCATGTTGGTATCGTTACTGGTGTCACTGTAAACACCACGGCGGGTGGTAGTCCTGCTATTGGTGAGTTCACGCAACCCGCTA